CGTGGTCAGCACCGCCAGTCACACCGCCAGAACGCATAGTAACTTCGTCTTCAGTGTCGGTATTGTCCATAGCACCCGGAGTGAGTTGCTTTTTATTGGACTTCTTGCCATCACCAATGTTTTCGCGAAGACTTTCAATAGACTCGCCAAAGACACCGTCAGGGCCAGTGATTTGGTTGGGGTCGTCAATGTCATCCATAGCAGCAGGTGTGAGCTGCTTGCTCTTGGCCTTAGGCTCGCCCTTGTAGGACTCAGCAAAGGCACCGTCGGGACCAACGATTTGTCCAGGGGTGTCGGTGTCGTCCATTGCACCTGGGGTCAGTTGCTTGCTCTTGGACTTCTTGCCGTCACCGATCTGTTCACGCAGAGTTTCCAGGTTAGCGTCACTGGAGATATCGCCTTGGTCGTACTCAGCATGCTCGACCATCTTGCTACCCTTCATTGACTTCTTGGCGGTTGTTACACCGTCCTCGGTAGTCATTTCAGCGGCTTGGGGTTCAGCATACAGCAAGTCGTGGGTCTTTACAGACTTAGCACGAGCATCAGAGGACTTCTGACGGATAACACGCATGCTACCATCAGACATTACATTCACAGTGCTGACGGCGAAGATTTCGTCATCAGGCATTTCTTCAGACTCAACAGGCATCTTTGTGTCTGCGTCTTGACGACCGTAGGGGTCTGTACCTTTGGAGGTCTTGGGAGCATTAACACCGTAGCTCTTGGCATCAGTGTCATACTGGTCCATATTGTTGACACGTTCGTAGTTGTCATCTTGACCAGCCCAGCGCTCTGAACCATCGGGAGCCATTTCGGGCTCTTTGGCAGTTGTCATACGGTCGGCATCTTGCTCACCGTTCATAGCGGTTTGCATACGATTAGTGTCTTGAGCACCACTCTTAGCGGTCTTGAAACGACCCGTCTGAGCATCAGCGCCAGCTTTGCCAGTCTTCATTCGGTCAACATAACCGTTGTCAGCAGAACGAGCAGTCTCATAACGACCGGTGTCGTCATCATCATCGGCTTCAGACTTCTTACCAAACTTCACCACGCCGGGGGCGGGGTTGGTCTTGTAGGAAACTTCGTCAAAGTCATGCTCAGCATGATCAGCCTTGTCATCAGGGTGTTCGCCTTTCTTCAAAGGACCATGCTTTTGTAGGTGCCTGAAGTCTTCAGCCTCAAGTTTGCCATTCTTGTTTTTGTCAAGCTTACGCTGATTAGGGCTCAGTTCTTTGTGGTCGTCAGACATTTTGGCGTCTTCGTCCCTTTCAAGCTCTTCGGTTTCTTTTGCGGCACCATAGCGGCCTTCTGAACGCTGACGCTTAGCCTCAGCGGAGCGATCGGCAGCAGCTTTATGCTCAGATTTTGGCTCTTTGTAGACGTTCTCTACAACTTGCATAACTTGGCCGTTAGCTCCTTTAGCTTGCTTACGGCTGATTTTTCCGTCTTCCATAAAATTGTCCTCTGGGAATTGGTCTTCAAGATCAGCTGTTTGCTGAGCGATTTCAGTGCCTTCACGGCCTGTTTCGGAGTAACTTGAGCTAGGGTTATCAGGGCTCGCGATTTCGGCCGGAGCTTTAGGAGCTGCAGCTTCATCTACTTCAGTTTGTTTTTGTTGGTCGGATGACTCTTGTAAGTCGCGTACTGAAGACGAAACGTCTTTTCGTACTTCTTCAAGTTTCTCCTTTAGCATTTCAAGCGGGCTTTTTTCAACTATAAGAGTTGGTCCAAGCTCATCATCAAAAAGATCATCGGGAGAAAGGGTTACGGCGAAATCAAAGCATTCACCCCACTCAGAGAAAGTGAAAGGTTCAAGCCCTTTTACAGCCGGAGGAGACGCTCCAAGTAAAGCTAAATGTCTCGCCGACCATTTCCCCTTATGGGGATTAATGGTGCTATCAGGGGAGTAGAAAGATATAGAAACCTTTCTATAATGCCCGTCTTTCACCAGGTCTTTCGCTACGTCAGTAAATTCTACGTCTGCGTAGAGATTTTTACCCTGGCGAGCAAATCCTTTAATCCATCCATAGGATGGAAGACTATCACTATCCCCTTGGTGCCCTAAAACTAGGGGTGCCTCATGGACAGAGGGATCGTAGTTTTCTACGACCTGTTGCAAGTCTTTTTCGGTGAAAGTCCGAGAAACCCCTTGCGCGCTGGTTTGGTCACCTGCGCGAAAGACGTTAATGCGTTTAGTGAACACTTTTGTTAGTCAGGACTTTCTAAGTTTTTACCCTTTATCACCCATTTGTACAGTTTCATCTTCAGTTATCCCTTCATTTCCAAATGGCTCGGGTTTAATCGGCTCCTCTGGAGTTGGTTGCTCTGTTTCATCCCCAAAAATTTGGCCATAGATATCTTCATCACTTTCTGGGTCAAATGTAGTGGCTTCTTCTTGAGTGGGTTTAGCTGTTTCTTCAGATTTTTCTTGTAACTCTACTCTGAAGTGACGCTCAATCCATTGCTTTCTTGGTGTAAACCCTGATTGAATCATTAGGGCTACATCAGGCATGGTTAAGGGTGATTCTTCAATCCTAAACTCACGAGTTAAAATAGGGGCAGTAACATCCATCCCAAAGTTTAGGTCGACAATCCACCGAATCAAAGTTTGAGTTAGAGTATGCGAAATCATTTCCGAAAGCTCAGAGGCTTTTACTACCCGAACTACGTTGGCAACTTGGGATGATGCCCTGGATCCGGCTTCTGCTTGCCCAGCCTCATTCTCTCCACAAACAATAAGGCTGATTTCACGGTCAATATATTCAATCAGATTTTTAAAAACATCGGGGGAACCCGAAGGAACCACAAAATCCAACTCATACCCTTCTGGCAAAATCATTGCTGTTTCCTGCGAAAGGTTTGAAAGGTGATCGTAGAGCGTATCTAGTTCACGGGTACTGGCACTAAGGGGGGATTTAGCAACTGCAGTTGGAGTGGCATAACGATCACCATACAATACGTATGATTCAATTGCCCGCCGCCTAAACTTCACAAGTGGATACAAAATGCGCCCAAGCGCCGATCCATAAGGATCTCCATTATGGGAAACCCAATATCGGCTTACAATGAATTTTCTTTGTGGCAATTCTACGCCTTCAAACATGCGATTAAAAGTAAGGCATCGCATTGTGAAGCCCGTTTGAGCATTTTCCTCTTCTTGAAATACAAATCGGCGTTGATCACGCATGCGAACATCAAAAGGAATTACGCCTCTTTTCGTCTTTTTCCACATAATTTCTCCAACTGAGAAGCCTGAAATTAAGCACTCAGCCATCCCTTTATAAATATCATCAAGAGGCATTTCTTCAATAACTTCTGCTACAAAATCTCTAACTGCCACATCGCCAGGTTTATCCGAATATTGCTGAACATACCAGGGTCGTGAAGTTACTTCTTGCAATAACTTAGAAAAACAACCCTGCACCTGCTCATCATAAAGAAGCCGCTGGTACACAGAAAGTGCCCTATTCCCTCCCTTCTGTATGAGCAAGTCATCTGCCGGCCTGACGACTGTATTTCCTTGACCAGTGAACGGGCTCGAAGACCCGAACATGTAAATGCTTGAAAGGTTATACGGATCGCTAGTATAACGTGCAACTTCACCAGAAGGTACTGGAGCAGTTTTGAAGCGTTGCGCCATTACATTTTTCCTCTTCTGGGATTTCCTCTGTTAGATGTTTTTACCCTGGTTAGTTAGCAAGCGTGAAGCTTAACGGTGGTTGAGGAACACCATTAATAGCATATTGAATGAATACTTTATATGTTCCGTTTTCTCCTTCAGTTTTCCAATCTCCTGTAACACTTAAATCAGAAAGCCCATCAACATTTTGCAAAATTGATGTTTGAATTGCTGAATTTATCTGGGTTGGATCTAATATTTCTAACACATAATCGCCAATACCATAATCTGCTATCATTACTCTTTCAAAATAGCGAGTTTCCACAACACTGCGGATCTGCTGAGTAATTAAAGCGTAATCAGTGCTTGTGACTAAATTTCCATTCATAACAGTTAATGGATAAGCAATCCCCCGAATACTCGGAGCTATAATATCTGGAATACTCATCGAATGAATCTGCGGGAAATTTGAAATTCAAGGCCATTAACTCTTTTGCGGGTTTCCTCACGAGAAAGCCCCCCTTCAATAACTTTTTGGACTTCTTCTCGAAGCTGACTATAGCCGAGTGAAGAATAGTAATCTGGACTTACCAACTTGTTCTCTTGTTTTTGTTTTGACAAAAGTGAAAGGCAGAGAGTCTCTAAAGAAACCCCCTGCTCAAACGCTTGTTGTTCTAAAGAAAAATAGAGGGAGTTGGGAATTCGGAGGTTTAGTTCCCTGTACATTTGACTCCCTAAGTAAATCAGCCTAGAAGGCCGTTATTTGTTCCAAGGCCTTGTGAATCCAGTTCTTTCTGCATTTGGCCAATGGCGACACGAATGAGATCGATTTGGATACGCTCTAGAGTAGGAACTGGGGTTACGAATACTTTGGCATTCACAATTCCATTTTCCAGATCCGCCGGAGGATTGATGCGGGCATCACAGATCACTTGGAAGGCGTCTGATGGGCGAGCTCCATACAAAGCACCCTTAACATACAGTTGATTCAAAACGCTATTTCCAACAGAAATGATCTGATTGTAGATCACTCCAAAGCCATCAATAATGTTAAAGATTTGGCTGTCGAAGGCATTGCGCAATGAGCCATATACAACGTTTAGTATAACCCGAGTGTTAACAAACTGATACAGTTTCTGTTGGGCGTCCTTGGTGTTTACGCGAGTGCGGCCACCCCAGATAAATACGGCGGTTTGAGGGTATCCAGGTAGCGTGCGAATTGCATTGCAACCTTCTGGATTCAGCAGATTTTGCTGAGCCGAGTTAATAGCAATTTGTGTAGCAACTGCATCTATAAGCTGGTACTTAACCCCCGCAGGTGGGAACTGATAGCCTTCGGCGCGATAACGACGAACAGCAACGCCAGTTACATAAGGTGAGGGTGGAATCCACTGAGCTGAACCATTCTCGATGTATGGGCCATAGTATGCAATGAATCCAAAGGGATTAAAGTACTTTTGGCTATCATCTGAGAGACGATTAACGTTATCTACGCCAGCATCAATAAAGACGGCTTGGGGAGTTCCATTGAATCCGACTCCGCGAAGGGCGTTATCGATAATTTCAGTAGAAGTGATAGCGTCAAAGCGCCATAGAGTGCGAGGAGGTGTTTGTTCGGAAGTAAACACAAACTGAACCTGAGCACCATAGCAAGGTTGACCAACTGTGGTTAGATCGCCACCAAGTGTAGCGGCAGGAACAACAACCCAACTGTATGTAGAACCGTCGTAGGTAGCAGCGAAACGATCACCAATAACTACGGCAGTAGTACCATCGGGAGCATAGCCCCCGCCGCCAACAACGGTGAAGTAAACACCAACTAAAGCAGCCCGAGCGGCTTGCAAAGAATTAGCAGAACTTGTTGCAATCACACTAGCAGCAATAGTATAGGGAGCATCCGTTACCAACGCGCCTGTTGTAGTAGCAGTAACAGTAGCAACTGGAACAGCAAACAATGTGCCACCGCCTATAACTGAAACAGGAGCCGTGAGGCTATCGGCCACACTATATCCATAACCCGAAGAGGTTATAGTAACACCTGTTACAATACCACCAGCAATAACAATAGTGGCAATTGCCCCAGTGCCTGTACCACCAGTTAGATAAACGTTGGTGTAAGTACCGCTATTATAGCCAGAACCCCCAGCAACTACCCCAAGAGTAGCAATAGGGCCAACAAGGCCTGTTGCTGTAGGATCATATGTACCACCAGCAATAGCTGTGATAGCAGGAACCAAATGGGCTTCAGATTGGAAGTTTTGCTTAGTTGTAGGAACACAATAAGCATTATTCACAGCCGAAACTGGAGTAGCAGTGGGAGCAGGCAAATTCAGCGAAGGAAGCCAAGATGCCGTTGTATAATCTTCACCAAACGGTGAGATTTGCCCAGTGCCCAAAATAACGCTGCTGTTATTAAAGTAAACAGCTACGCCAGGATCACCAACAATAGGGGCGGGAGCCGAAGTCGAATTAGCCGCTTGATTAAAGATGAAACTCGAATTAAAAGCATACTTCCGGCCACGAACGACGGGAACAGCAGTCAAATCACCCAGAGTTGCATCAGTAATTCCACCACCTAGCGTGTTGGAATATAGAATTGTTGGGGTATTGCTAATGAATCCATTGGCAAACTTAACAAAAGATTGCGCGGAATAATCGGCAATACTTGATGACAGAACAATGTTGTTCAAATCAACAACAGTTACCCAATAAGGATTAGAAACTAGTTTCGTAGTACC